TGGCTCTGTTTGATTAAGGCAATGTCTGTGCGTTGTTCGGATACTAATTTGAGTATGTCGGATAATAATTGCGAATTACTTTTTTTTGGCATTGGATTTTACAATCTCCTGCAAGTTCTCAAGATCGGCATGTACCCTTACAACCTCTCCGTGCTTAATGTTGGTAAATACCGCTTCATTAAGTAGAGAAATTAGGTTGTTTTTTAATTGTTCGCTAATAGTAAAATTTTTCATTATGTCACCGCCTTTTGTTTTTTAATTGCTTCAATTTTAGAATCAAGGTCTTGAATTGCGCCAACCACCGAAGCTAGTACGGCACGATCTTCAAAACCTCGATAACGAGGGATTTTGTTTCCATTTTCGTCTTTTTTATATATCAATTTCCCATTCTTATCTGTTTTTGGGCTCCCATCTTCGTTGACCTCCCATATATATTCGTGCTTTTTACCATCAATGGCCTCTGGAAGGTGCTTTTCCAGCCAATTTGCTATAAATCCAAGGCGTAGCTTGCCTAAGTTGTCCTTCATTTCATAGATAACAGGTCTCATTTTAAGAACTTCTTTTAATCCATAAGGAGAATCTTTTATGATGTTTTTTAAACGTATATCTGAGGAGACAGAAAGCAACCCACTTCCACCAGTAGTAGATACTGTCCCGTTTGTAGTATATTGAGGCAAATAAACGGCTGCACCCGTCCCTCTTGCGTAAAGAGCTGCATTATTGGCCCCGTCTCCTGTGTAAAGTCTCACCCAGTTTTTGCCGTGAACCTCCATAGAATCAGCTGACCCAACGGATAAGTAGTGGTTTGAATCTACATCGCTATTAACAATCACATTTGCCTCAAAATTAGCATTTCCAGAGACATCCAATGAGGTTAATGTTCCTACACTAGTAATATTAGCTTGTGCGGGAGTTTGTAAAGTTCCTGTAAGAGCGGTGGCGGTTAGAGCTGATACCCCCGTAATAACGCCACCATCAAAAGACACGCCCTCAATAGCTACGGCTTGTCCAGCTAATGCGGTTATGGTTAATGATGATGCGCCTGAACTAGTAATCGCATTTCCATTAACTGTAATATCATCAACCGTTAGGGTTGTCAGAGTTCCTAAACTTGTTACATGAGTTTGAGCAGAGCTTGTTGAAATTGTAGCCCCAACTTTAGTTATTCCAGTACCAGCCACAAAATTAATATCCGTGACACCCCAGTCAATATCATCTGTTGTGACAGTGTGTACATTGTCTGTACCTGTTCCCGTTGAAGTAATTCGGTACGAGCGTCCATCATTAACGGTACCACCATCAATAGTCGTCCAGACACCATTGAATATTTCACTTGAAGGTGAGTTGTCTAAGTCAACGGCCCTTGCCCATGCACCAGAGGCGGTGACATATATGCCATTCTCGGTAGGGTCTGTTTGATCTTTTACTAGAATTCTTGATGTTGAGGTCAGCACCCCATCAATGGTTTGCTCACCAGATAGGGTGACATTAGCTGTTGTCGCTACATCAACATTGGGTTTGGTTAATGCGCCCTTTACTGATTGAGAATCGAAAAAGGCTTTAGATATAGCGGACGTTGCCCCAACTGGAATAGCAGGAAGCCCATCAATTTCTCCACCGCCCGATATAGTAACCCCTGCAAAAGTAGGGCTGTCGGTAGTTCTTATGTTTTGAGGTAATTGCGCTCTGTAATTTGACCCTGATCTCTCAATTGGCACATTGTCCGATACTAATAGATCGCCCCCATCTGTAAGCAAACTTAATTTGGAGTTAGCCATATTAACCCCTCTCTAACATGAGAAAACCAAGGCCATCCTCAAGAATAAACAATGACTCGTCCTCTTGTGTCAAAAAACCTTCGGGGTTGGTTATCATCATTAAGCTCATGTTATGTGACCCTCCTGATAGCAACTTCAATATCTCTATCAGCGAGTTCATTTGATCCTGTTTGTATTTTCAAATATTGAACTCCCACAAAGTCTTGAGGGTTCAGTGGTAAATAATTATCGACGGCAACGGTTTTATTGTAGTCTGTCCCACCACCTGTCACCATTTGAACAAAATTTGCTTCATCGTATGACACCATAATATTTATGGTGGTGCTTGTGAGTGCGGAAGGTGTGTAGATACCTAAGACGGTACCGCCTCCAACTGCGATAGAATTAGAAAGATCATCGTCAACCGAAATATCAATAGTGGCTGTTTTTATGTCGATGTCATTGGCAAGATCAGTAGGTTTCATAGGTTAGCTCCGAAGGGTTCATAGCTAGGGTGCCGAAACACCCTAGCTAATCAGATTAGGCTTTTAGTAATGCAACGTTCGTTGGTGTGATTTGTGCGAGATTAACGTAAGTGTCTGTAACAGACGCATCGTCAAGATCGGTAGTCCCACCTGTGAAGGTGCCCCCAGAAGTCGCTATTTGGACATATCCAATAGGAGCTTCACTTGATGGCACATCTGGTAGCGTTGCAAGTAGGGCGGTTGATGCCTCAGTTCCTTTGGTCATTGTGACAGTCCCAGAGGAGTCTATACTTGCTAAATACTTACAGAATGTCGAATCTGCTTGAACGGCTGTTGCGGTGAACGTAATATTGTCGGTTACAGCTTTTGTGTAAAGAGTACCGTCAATCATGTAGTCAAACGCTGTTGCAACCTGAATTTTTGTTACCGTGGTTGCAATAGCAAGACCAGCATTACCAATACAGCGAGTCGTTGATGCGGTGAGCATCTCAGACAACAATGTAATCAAGTCGCCTAAAAAATCAACAAGTTGATAATTTAGGAATCCTGACGCTTTGATATCATAGGACATAATTTAATCTCCTATCCGCTTACTGGTTTACAGTATGTTCCGAACACTTCAATGACGGCTGTATCAACTGCATTGGCACTTAGTGTCAAGTCAATTGTATCTGCTGAACTATAGTGTTTACCTACTGAGTAGGCATCTGCTTCCAATACTTTGGTAATGGTACCAGCACTCGCATTGAGGTTGATTGATCCTTCATACCCGTCTGCGTCATCGCCATCACCCACAGTAGCAGTTGAAGTACCTCCCTCTGCTGTAACCACTCGAACAGATACAGATAAAACCGTAATTCCTGCCCCAATCTTAACAGCTTCAACAACATCACTTGCGTCCATGTTGTCTGCTGAGAAGTCTAGTATGACAGAGAAATGTCCAACCTGACCTTGTCGTAGCTCATGTGGCTGTTTTCCTTTTGTAAATTCGTCTCTAATTGCCATTATTCAGTCCTCCTATAACTCGACTCGTTGGGATATGTTCTCAGTAATCAAGGTTTGGTTAGACCTGGCACATCGAATTTGGATAGAACCATACTCAATGCTGTTGAACTCTGGTTTTGAAAATGCGCTCATCATTTGGAATGACAATCCCAAGTGACGTCCATAGTCGTCTGTATCTGGAACAGATTTAGGAATACCGCCCTCGGCTACACATAATGCGTTTGCACCGAAGAATTGACAGATACCACCTGTAACATCAGAACTTGCACCAAAGTTACTAACAACTCCAGCCGTTTCAGAAGAGTAGATCACAATCCCGTCACGGGTGATTGCGTCGGCTCCTGTTAACATGGGATTGTCTTCGATTTTTTCTCTTGAATGAGCATCCATCAAAGATTGACGATATTCAGAATCCTCGGTGAGGTCATAGAATACATCTGTAGGGACTACAACAAAGTAATACTTCTTACCTTTATGCATGATTGGGGGAATGATGTACCTTGCGCCATTTGCCCGTGTTTGTGCAATCACTTTGACTTTCCTTAGTTCCGCCAATGTGAGCTTATCACTTGATGTTAGTGTAGCGTCACTTGTGCGAGAACCAGTGTAGTATACTTGCGTTGAGGCTGTTTTTACTTCCATTGCTTGAAAAATTAATTCATCCCTGGCTCGAACACCCCATGAAGCCATTTGAACTCGCATTTGATAAGGAATATCAAACAATGCTTTCTTACGGCCTAGTGGCGCAATGTCTTTGATGGCGTGTGCGTATTCTTCTAACTCAATAGAGTATTTGTAGGCTGATATATTTTCCTCAGTCCCTTTCAATGCTTGTTGGTTAGACCCTTTGATACCTTTTCCTGTTAGTGCAAGAACGAATGGGAATTCAAACTTAGCCCCTAATCCAGACTCTAATTTACGAGTAACCTTAATAGGCGATCCTTCGTTGGATTTTACCTCAACGATCTTGTTTCCTTGCTTGATTATTTGACCAGCAAGTGCGCTGTCTTTAGATGGGAAAGTGGTAAACTTTGACCAAAAAGACTCTTGTAATTGTTCTTGCCACGCTTTCGTATCCTGTTTGACACGGGTGAGCGTCGCTTCGTTTGTAAAGTCAATAGCTGACATTGTTTTGCTCCTGTGTTGTGTAGTGTGTGTTTAACTGCGTTGTGGAATGTGTTGGTAGTTGTTAGTAAAGTAAAAGATCGTCTATATTATCGTCCTCATCGTTGTTATCAGACCCGTTGTCTGCTGGAAGATTAATGTTGTTTTTTGTCATATCATCAATCTTATTGAGAACGTCGCTAGAGTTGTTTTTTAACTTGGCTTCTAGCTGTGTGAGTTTTTCTTTTAGAGACTTGTTTTCAGTTTCAAGATTTGAGATATTGGTTGTATTGTTTTTCTTAAACTCAGCTCGCTTGGCAAGATTGAATAAAACGCTTGGGTGAATTTGACCTTGAAATGGATCAGCCTTAAATTGAGCTATATCTGATTTCGGTAAATCTGGGTGGTCTTCCAGTATAATATCGGCAATGTCGTTAATAAGATCATCGAAATTTTCAATTTTCTCATACAACAATGCTTTCGCTTTATACCTGTTTTCCTCTGCCTGAATTCGGTCATACTCTTTTTTGTTGTCTTGCGCTTCATTCGATCTTCGTCTGGCTTCTGCTGGGTTCTCGTCGTTAAGCTCGTTAAATTCCTCGTCGCTTAATTCCTGTTTACCAATTCCTTTTCTCTGTTCCTTTAATTCTGATACCTTTTTTCGTGCTTCTGCTACTTCGTTACCTTGTTTTCCAATGGTTTTGTTTTTTTCGTGTACTTGTTCGCTTAACTTTTGAAGTTCTGACAATGCCTTTTCATCAGTAATACCAAGCTTTTTATACTTTTCAGAGTCAAACTTAGCAGACTCTTTAGGCTTATCCTCTTTTGGGGAGTCTTCCGTAGTGTCTTTTTTGTCGTCCTCTTTAGGCTCGCTTGTCGAATCCTCAGTTTTCTTGCTAGGTGGGTCATCTTCCGTTTTGGTATCTTCTTTCGGTTCTGTGGTGTCTGACGCATCCGCATCTGTATCACCTACAATTCCTAATAAAATATCATCCAATTCAGACGATTCTTCCGCTTCGTTACTGGCTTCTTGGTCTGTCATTCAAAAATCTCCTAAGCTACGGACGTAATGCCATAGACGTTTTGTTAATCTTTGCTTCTATTGTTTTGCTTTGCTTTTGAGGTTTGCTATAGACGTAATGCGATAGACTTTTTGTGAAGACTAAGGACGTAATGCCTTAGTGTTGCGTGTATATTCATTGAAATATGGAATTATTATTTTGTCAACCCCTTATTTTGTGCTTGATGTTGGATTATTTTTCTTAAAAGCAATCTCTTGTCGCTTTAATTCTAGCTTTGCAAACTCGATCTTTTCTTTGGATTGAATTTCAGCCAAGGCTATTTTTTCCTTAGACTGATTCTCTATTGCGATATTGTTTTGCTCACTAGCGAGTTCTTCTTGTTTCTGTTGCGCTTGTGCTTGTTGTTGTGCGCCCATGATCTCATTTAGCTTGTTTTTCTGATCTGGTGGCATTGGGGAAAGTTCCAATAAGAACTCGGCTGGTAATTCTAATCCTTGCTCTCTTAGTTTTGACCAGGTCTTGTAATCTGCGGCTTGTTTGGTGGGGGTGTTATCGCCAAACCCAATCGAGATATCGTAATGACTCATATCAACATTCGTCCAAAGTTGCTCGATATCTTTTTGTGTATACTTTTCAAACGGCTCATTTCCTAACTTGATACCGCCTTCAAGTGATTTGATTTTGTTGTTGTTTGCCAATATTCGGTACACTCGATCTGGTGTATATACGATTCTGTAGGCTTCAATCAATATCAATGCCAGTGCAGTATCGGCTAGGGCTAGTCCTGAGAATAGATACTCATTCCCAATTAAAGCGGAGTTCTTTCGCTCGATGTATAGCGGTGTTGATTCTGCGTTACTCCCAATACCTACCAATTCCTCGTTGATTCCTGATATCTCAGTTAAATCCTCAGTGGATTGTTGCTCAAGTAATAGCAAGTCTCTTGGTATTGGGATTGCATCTTCACGTCTGGGGGGTCGTTCTGTATCTGATACTTTTACATTGAATCCAGGCGTTGATCTATCCTCTTCAAATTTGACTAGGTCTTCCTCTGAGTCAAAGGTATTGTCGTCGTAAAAATATCCACCACCTGAAAGCTTTGACGCCATTTCAGATATCGTGGATCGTCGTTTATTGAGTTCTCTTGAGGGGTCAACTAAGTCATACACCACGCCTTTGACTTTTTTTCCTCGCTTAGAGGCATAGGCTGGAATGAGTGTAAATCTTGAAAATGGAGATCGTCTATCTGATATCAAGATTGCGCCTGCGAACAAGCCAATCCAAATTTCTTCTACCATACGATCAATGATGGTGAATCCTGGTATCGATTTGAGTCTGTCCTTTGTTTTCTTGTCTAGCAACCATCCGGATAACCTACCTTCCATGCCATCAAGATAATATTCATCGTCTGCGTTTAAGATGACTGATCGTTTTCGATATTCCTTTTTCTGTACTTGAATGAGCTTAAACTTGTTGTTCTCTAAGTCAATTAAGCCATTTTTAGAAAAGTCGATATTCACATCTCCAGAGCTGTACACGTCTTTTGAGAATAGTTCGTTTTTCTCAGCTTCTTTTAGTAGTTTTTCGGGTAGCATGAGTTTTAACTTACCTTCGGATATCCATCGTTCAGCACACAAGCCCTCACAATCTGAGGCGTCTTTTTTATCGTGATGTAGGTATTTTACATCTTGCCAAGGGAACCGTTCAACGATGATATCACCATTGAGATTTTTTGAGTAATCCAACCTCACACAGTAATTACCACGGCCTGTAACAGTCTCATCCTCAAAGACCTCATTTCTAACTGTTGGATATTTATTTTTTGATAGTGTGTGGTAGTTTAGCTCAGTTATGATATCAGCAAGAACGGCATCACCCTCTTCATTGGGGAGGTATTTTGGGATAGTGGAGTTTTGAGACTCATACCCAATAAGAGCGGATATCTTGGGTTTGATCTTATTGATGGTGATAATGGGCCGTCCTTGTTCATCTAATAGAGCTTTGTCTTCATCACTCCACTGGCCATCACCAAAATAGGCTCCTTCTGCTATGGGGGCATGTTCTAAATAGAACTTGTCGTCCTCTTCTGTTTGCTCATAGACTCTCAAATATTCACCAAGCCGTTGTTCCTTGTCTTCTTTTCTTGATTTCTTCCTCAAATATTGCTCTGGGTTGATTTTCAAAAAGTCACCTATCTCATGTGAATGGCTATTTTTTCCCTCTGAGGGCATGACCGTAATTTTCTCTGGCGTCCCTGGTATCTCTTGTCCTGTTTGGGGGTCTTGTTGTGGGGGTATTTCTGGCTCATAAATGACCTGGTGTTGGTGGCCGTTGTCAGCTGACGTGTAACCTAAAAGTCCGTTTTCATCTAACTTATCTTTGATATATACAATGTGATCGTGTCCTGCGTCTTTACTGCTTATTTTGATGTGTGGCATAGTGTGTATCTCCTTTGGTGTGTTGTATGTTGTATTTAGTTCGCCATCCAGCTTATTTCTCTTTTTATTTTTGTATGCTTACCTCTTTTGTAGTCGTCTCGTCTTAGTTTTGTGTTCATGAGTGATGAAAAATTGTCGTAGAACGTGAGGGCTATTGAGTCTGCTTTGTTGGGAGATTTGTAGCCTAATAGACTCTGCATCTCTTTTTTGTAGGCAGAATTTTGTTTTGAGATAACCTTGATCTTTCCGCTAGTGCCGTCGTCGTCATACTTGAGTAGACTTAATTCCCCCTCTAGTTCATCGTCATCGGGTAGTCCTAGCTCACCTGATTCGCAAGCTTCTCTTACTCGCCAAAACAATTCGTCTCGTAGCATCTCAAACTTATTCTCATCGAAGGCTCGTTTTTTGACGTTCACGCCCTTAATCGACCTTGCGCCAAACATTCTTTTGAGGATGTAATATACGGTATTTCCGATTCCGTTTGAGTCTGCATAAAGTCGTCTTGGGTCGAGCGTTGTAAATATTCTGGCAACCCAATTTGCAACTGATTCTGTGTCCTCGCTTGTGTTTTGCTCGAAACCCAAGACTTTCATGCCGTGCCGTTTTGCAATCATTGAGGGGTCACCCCCACCGCCAATATCAGCACCAAGTAGTAGGGGTTCGCTATCATCAACTACCATCGTGGCCCATCTCTCTTTAGCGTCTTGAATCCATGACCAGGGGATGAGTGCGCCTTCTTCTGCTAATGGCGGTTGTCCTAATATTGAGACTCTGAACTTGTTGGAGTCTACACCATATTTTTCTCTCATGTATTCAATTTGAGTATCAGATACTCGCTCACTATCATAGGCACTGATTTGCTTGTGAATCCAACGATGTTTCATTTTACCTTGGGTTTCTATTGCCCAGCCTTTGTTTTTGTTTGGGTTGAATATGGCGAATACGAGGTTAATCTTACCGCCTGACAAAGTAGACTCAATCGGTTCAAACATGTGATCGGGGAAGGCACTAGCTTCATCTATGAGGAATAGCATATAATCGTCATGGTTACCTTGGATTGAGGCTTTTTGATCTTCTAGGCTGGCATTTTTAGAGAATGTTTGGATGAAGATACGCCACTGTTTTCCTCTTTGAATCTTTGGTACTTGGACGCACTGTATTTGAGAACTAACCTCTGGGTCGATAAGTTGATTAAGTAGGGAATCTTCACCAAAAACTTCAATCGAATGACCAATCCATTTTGAAAACTCTGGCCACAAGTTAGCTTTGATCTGGTCATACTTTGGCCCTAAAATAACGACTCTGGCATCTCTAAAACAGACAAAGAAATATAACCCAATGAGTGATGCTAGGGCTGTTTTTCCTACTCCTTTTGCGGATTGTATGGACAATCCAATTTTCTTAGCATATTCTTTTTCAGCCTCTATTAATTCGTTGCCAAAGGCTTTTTTTTCTTTACACTGGCATACTTTGGAAAAGGCAATCAAGACATCCTTTTGCATGGTATCTAGTGTGATGGGTTTCTCGTCTCCTGCCAGTTTCTTTTTGCCTATACCTATGACTTCCTCTGACCACAATAACGGGTCTTGTATCCAGACATTGCGCCTATCTTTTAGGTAGTCTTGTAGCTGGTTGTCCATTGGAGTATTAGCCTATAGCGTGACAAAAAACGAGATATTGGATGGGAGGGAATATGAAGATTCGTTGAAGAATATCATTGATGGTAAAGGGTAGTGTGGGGATATTTTCGCTTGTCACGCTATAGGCCAACTTAGACTCCTTAGTAAGATTTGCTTCGCTTTTGGCTTGCTTCTAACTTTTAGGCTTCGCTTATAACTTCACTTTTGAAAACACCCCCCTGTTTGAGCATAATAGGCTCGCTATCAGAGGCTTGGGGGGTATGTTGTTGCTTGTTTCTTAACTAAAAGTGCACTGAAACCTTGCACCGACCGTGTTCTCACAATCCATTAAATTCATTGTTACAATAGTTTTTTGTTTTGTAAATAGCTAATTTTTATCCCTTTCAATGTCTCTATTTCGTTGATCTGCGTCTTGCATTAACGTTTGATCCTTCTGTATTTTATATGGAAATCCTAGCTCACCTGGCTTTGATTCGCCTCGAATGATGCCGTTGATATCTAGTTTGAAAGATTTGTTATCCACCCATGTAATTTCTCTGTATATTATTACACGTTTTTTTCCATTTCGTGTTTTCACAATCACTGGTTCGGGGTATCCTGAATAATTTTTACCAGGATTACGTTCATATTTATTAACAAGATATGACCGTTGCCTTATATTAACAAAATTAAACCAGCCAACTCTTTTTTGGAAAAATCCAAATATGATTAGCGCACTTGCGATTAGTAGGATTGGTTCTAGTAAACCTAGTTCGGTTGTCTTTATGATGTCTACTGAGGTAAACATCCAGTCTGGTAAGTTTGGGTTTTTCAATGTGGTACTCCTATGCTGTGTTGGTGGTATGTGTGTGGTTTAGTCTATATTTTAGAGTGCTTTACTTTTAGGGTTGTGTCAACTAAGGCTATATGTATATATTTTAAAGGTGTCGAATTCGACTGGGTTACTTAATTAATAATGTCGTCGTCACAAAAAAAGTAACAATCTGAATACATCCAAAAAACACTGAATACCCCAAATTGTCCCAAACACTTCCAACTTTCCCCGTTATTTCAGAGGCTTTATTTCTATTCCTAGACATTTCAAGACTCGCCATATGCAAAAAGAATAATGTTGTGAAAAATATTACATAAGAAATCCCAATGTAATAACTTTGGGGAATATGTATTAATTTGGATATAGATATAGAATACAAGGCTCCATGTAACAACACCCCAACCACTGGCTTTGAGTTTGGGATCTATGAGCTCGGCTCTAGTTTCTGCTTCGTTCATGCGACTGCTACCTCAGCTGTTTTAAGCTCCCCACTAAACGCTTTTTGGAGAATTGATTTTTTTAGCTCTTCTAGGTCAGATAGTTTTTGTTGGTAAATGGCTTCTAGTTTTTTTGTTTTGACGGAGAGGGCATCTAGTTTCTCGACGATTTCTTTTTGTTCTGGGAGGGGGGCTAGGGGAACTAAGTAGTTCTCAACAAATTCTTTGGGAACCCTCTTATGCCCCACAGCTCCTGTCATAACTTGTTTACCCTCATCGCGAAATTGCTGTCTAGAAAGAAAATAAAACAAGTAATCTGCTATCAAGCTATTTGATAAGCGAAACACAATATATTCACTCGAACCGAACCCTATTCCATTTTTTAAATTTCTTGCTATGCCAAGTTTTCCATTTTCAAAACACGGCGTAATTTTAGCCAATAAAACATCCTCATCAGAAAAATATGTATACCCCTTGATTACATCTTTCACCTTTTTTTCTTGTTTCAATTCAAGATCTTTTACTAAAATCTTAAGGTTTTCCATTGGAACAAAAGATACTAAATCGTCATCAGATAGAAGACTCCTAACCTCATTTTTTGGTGGCTTAATTAAACAAACCTCCCCCAACGTCTTCTCATCCCACCCCTCACCCTTAGTCTCAAACACCGACTGCAAATAACTCTCAAAAAGCTCTTTGGCATTTTTGAGATTTTGTTCGGCATTGGCTTTTGCTTTGTCTATGGCTTCAAAGGCTTTGTCTAGGATGGCGACTATGTTTTTTTGTTCTGTCATTGAAGATGGAAAAAACACTTTTAAACATTCCCATTTTCCCTTGTTAATAATTGGCAAGGTTGCTTGAGAGGATTTTTTCCTTACCTGATTTTGAAACTCAAAACTGCATAGCGCGTAATAAAAGAACCTAGAAAAAAATACTTTCTTAACAGAAAGCGTATTAATTTGTTGATTACAAGCAACATCACGATCAATAAATCCAACTTTTCCTATAGATGCACCGATGCAAACCATAAGTAGTGAACCTGCAGGTATTTTCCTTGCAACCTGAAGTCCCTCGACACTCAAACCTTCATTGTCATATCTGATTGCACCATCATTATAAATATCAATATCCGCTGGTTTAACAAAAGGAATAAATCTCCCATAATATTCCTTTCTGTTAGTTTTTGGAGTTGTTCCAGTCTGGCAAACACCAATTTCATTAAGACTTTTTAGCTCCCAGCCGTCCTTCACACCAACTCCAAAATCGAACTCAAAATATCCGCGCTTTCCTCATCCAAAAATTTCATTACCTTCAAAATGTCTTGAGGCTCACGCAATGGCGCTTCTTCTGGGGCATTAGGATTCTTGGCAGATAAATCAAAGGTCGATTGATCCAAAGCGCCAATATCCAAACTCCAAGAGTTTTCACTTTCCCCAAACGTCTTTTGTAATTCTACAAATTCAACCAAGTCCTTAACATTAAGGGGGTGAAAATCTATACGAAACTCAATGGTGTTATAGTATAGCTCAATATATTTTATATCAGCTAAATTAACTTTAGGCTGATCTTTTTGGGTTATGAAAATCGGGTGTGTCATTGGGGTAGTGTAGCATATATATTTTATGGGGGGGTATCGTTTTGCTGGTGTCGGGAAGTCGTTTTTTTGGTAGAGTAGGGGGATGAGTGAAAAACACATAAATGGGAAGTTTGTACATAAAAACTGTAATCGGTGCGGATGCTTAACACACGATATAGACGATGGGATTTTAGATTGTCGGTATTGTAGAGGTGACCATAAGTTGATAAAAACAGGGAAAATGGTTCTATCCGATGAAGTGCAACAAAGAATAAAAGAATTTGATGAAAAATAAAGACTTAATCACATACGCCTCATATATCGTTGATGACCCTGTATTACAAAAATTAAACCAGGATGAAATATTTTGTAGGGGTGTGCTTAAGTGGTTATCTAGGTTTGGTTTTTTTTGGTCGTAGTAGAGAGAGGTGATGTGATATAGAGGGTGGGAGGCTCAGGGATTTCGGGGGCGGGTTCGTTTTCTGCTAGAATGTGTTTGTTTTCCTTCTATTCATAACATGGTCATCTTTACCCTATTAATGACCATGTTTACACGCTCTACTACGTGAGCTAGGCTCATTTTGAGATTGTTAAAAAACGTTAAATAATCTTATTAATGACCATGTCTTATACAACTGAACCTTCTTTGTATGCCTCGGCTCTGTCTGTGTCTCCATCGATACACGCCTTTGCATAAAACTGGTGGCTCATATTTGCTGTGCTCTTCCCCTCTTCTAGTCTGCTATGCTCGTATGACTTACCGCTTATCGTTGTTAATGCTCGTAGTATCTTCGTGATATCGTCTGTACTTAGGTATTCCTTGCCTGCGTTGTGGTCATCTAGTGAGGCTGTGAGTATATCAACTGTCTTATTGATACCCTCAACTGTCTTTGCGTGTGTGAGTACAAATATGTCGGCTCGTTTCTTTCGAACCTCGTCGAGTACAGCCTTGGTGTGGTTGATTCGTGCAAGCAAATCACTGATACCTGACCTCGAACACCCTAGTTGACTCGCTATTTCCCTTTGGGACATACCCTCGTTATGTAGCGCAACAGCCTTAATTTCATCAATACGTGTTTGTCTCCGCTTACCATCTGGACGCTTTGTGGTTGTCGTTGGTGATGATGTCTTCTCCTGCTTATCGGTAGTTTCTGGCATGTGTGGTGTGTCCTGTCCTGTAGTGTGTACCTGATATAAGTAGGTATTATTGGTTCTTACTAAGTGGTATTGACGATTTGTATCAAAAATTAAACCCCCCATACCCCCCTTGATAAAAAGTGAAAGTATGTCCTATATCCAAAATAACCTTGATTTAAACTTGTGTCAACGGGTCAAATATTCGCTCAATGAATCGACGTCTCAATATATTATGACTACTGACATATAAAAACAGCCCCCTCATTTGCCTTCTAAACCGCATTAGCTCATCAATGTATACTACGTATAGGCTTTTATTTATCGTCACTTTCCCTGTTACTGTAGTGGATTTCATTCAATGCCTCCACACGTCTATTGTTTATCTCTGATATTTCCGAAAAATAATCTAGTTTAGCTGATAGCTCAGCAGACCAGCCAAAATAATCGCCTACAGTAATGGGCACAAAACCATCAATCATTTAATCAAAAGTGCTTTGATCTGATTCAGCCATCCCACACCATTTGGGTATTTTGTACTAATCATACTTTAAATTTGCTATGGTTTGGCTCATATCTTCTCCCCTGCTCTAATCATGATGACCCATTCATCATGTCCACGCCTTGCATCTTTGATGCTTGTGTATCTTTTCATACATTGATGATTCTCACCACCAAAAACCATTGTCTCAAATAACACGGCTTCATGGTTTGTTAATAAATTCCATGAATGGTCTAAACCTAAAAACACAGTAGATACCTCCACATCCTCGTCAATACTTGTTCTATCTATAACCCTCTCCCCATTTTCCATAAACTCGGCCCACTCATCCAAGCCACATCTAATAGGTGTATCATCCTCAAGTTTCCAAAATATTTTGTATTCCTTATCCACACTCACCCCTTCGCCATTTCGTTTATATCATAATTCATGCACCAATTCGAAAATTGATCTATTAAATCGCTTGGTGTTCGTGTGTCAAAATAAAAATCATCACTCTTAGCACTTTCGATAGCTAATTTATCTCGTAAAAGTCTAACTTCATCTTGCCCGAAATTCTCCCATATTCCCTTTCTTTTTGCCTTAGTTATCAACTTGTTTTTTTGTTTTTCTATTATTTTATTCCAATTCATGTGATTTACTCCTTATTATTTTTAATATCCCAACCAAAAAAACACGGCTCGATAATTGTACACTTCATTCACTCCCAATTCATCATAAAAACACTCAATATCTTTGGGTTTCATATTGTGATTTTTTAATTCTTTCATAGCTTGCTTATGTGTCATTGTCTCGTCTGTGTCGATGTCATCTATTGTTCTAATCATTAGATAACTCCAGTACTAGTTCCTCAAATTCCTCATCTGACATATTGTTAATTAGACTCATTGTTAATTTTTGCATTTTTATAACTCCTATGTTTTAATACAGTCATTGTCTAGTAGTTCTTTTATTTTGGTTCCTCTGATGTATAAGTTTCCTCCAACAGATAGGTTGTCTGGTAGTTCTTTTATTTTGGTTCCTCTGATGTATAGGTATTTTCCAACAGATAGGTTGTCTGGTAGTTCTTTGATTGGGGTGTCGATGAGGAATAGGCAATCTCCAACAGATAGGTTGTCTGGTAGTTCTTTGATTTGAGTATGGGATAGGTTTAGGTGTCTTCCAACAGATAGGTTGTCTGGTAGTTCTTTGATTTGAGTATGGGATAGGTTTAGGTGTCTTCCAACAGATAGGTTGTCTGGTAGTTCTTTGATTTGAGTATGGGATATGTCTAGGCTTCCTCCAACAGATAGGTTGTCTGGTAGTTCTTTGATTTGAGTATGGGATAAAGATAGGCCGCCTTCAATAATTAGGTTATCTGGTAGTTCTTTGATTTTGCTTCCTTGTAGGTCTAGGTATCCTCCAACAGTAAGGTTATTAGGTAGCTCTTTGATTTTGGTTCCTCTAATGTCTAGGCTTCCTCCAACAGTAAGGTTATTAGGTAGCTCTTTTATTTTGGTTCCTCTGAGGTATAGGCTCCATCCAACAGAGAGGTTATTAGGTAGCTCTTTGATTGGGGTGTCCATGAGGTTTAGGCTTTCTCCAACAGATAGGTTGTCTGGTAGTTTTTTTATTTTGCTTCCTTGTAGGTCTAGGCTTCCGTCAACAGTTAGGTTGTCTGGTAGTTCTTTGATTTGAGTATGGGATAGGTCTAGGTATCTTCCAACAAATAAAGGCCCAATATAATTTCCTTTGTCATCTATGTATTCGCTATTTTTCATTTTAATCACTCCTATTGTTTGATGATTATATCATAACTGGTTTATATACTGGTTGTCATATTGATATTCTCTGTTATAACTACCCGTATCTATACCCTGACCCGTTGCAATTTGTACATTTACTCCTTTTAATATTTCTTTGCGCCCACGCATACAATGTTACTCTTGGAATGTCTATTAATTCCGATATTTCATCGTATCCTTTCCCCTCGTTTAATAAGGTCAGTATTTGGTCATGATTGTACTTATACGTAGTGCCTCTAGGCATATATTTCAACTCCTCATATTATTATATTCTATAGTATCAACCCATATTTCGTATGTCAATCAGTATAGATACATTAAAATCTTTCGATATGACATCTGGTATATTAACTGGTTACTATATACCCATAACAATATAAGGGCGGTGATTAAATGAAACTAGACTGGACAGAATACGAGGATATTCACGCAACGCTTGAAATCCCACAATTTATACAGGAGGCATTAAGATAATGAAATTTTGGAAGGTGCGGACGCCCTGAACAGTTGCCCGCCTTCCAATAATACCAAAAATATTAACGGGAGTAAAAACAATGAAACTATTTACAAAAAAACAATATCATCAATTATTGAAAAATGGGGCGAATAGAAAACAAAACCATTCACCAGTGGTAAAACTATTCACACCCGAAGGTCACGCTATATGGCTTCTTAGTGAAATTGACCCAAACGACACAAATATCGCCTTTGGTTTATGTGATCTAGGGTTCGGAACACCTGAACTAGGCAGTGTGGCAATATCTGAACTATTGCACATTAGAACAAAACACTTAAACCTACCGATTGAACGAGATAAATTTTTCGAGTCTCAGTACAAAATAGACGTTTACGCCTTGGCGTCTCGTCAACAAGGCCGAATTACTGAATATCCAAAATATCTGGAAGAAGCACAGCACACCATAGACGAACTAAACAGACGGCCAAAAAATGACGAGGTGAAATCATGAACTACACCGAAGCACTGCAAACACTAGGCGCAAAACCTAGCTATTCACTTGATGAAATTACAAAATGTTACCGCATCAAAATAAAACAATCCCATCCTGACCAGGGTGGGAATACACGCTGGTTTTCTGATGTTCGTTTGGCTAGAAAAGTCGTATTTGAGCAATACAAATACAACAAAAAAACAAAAGATGAGGAAACGGGAGAATGGACAGAAGAAAAAATCAATTTATCAAAAGAACTGCAAGAAAAGTTATCCGATATTTTAGACCAGCTAGAAAATGACGGTATCGAAATTAGTATTCTTGGCGCATGGGTTTGGTTAAGTGGAGATACTAAGCCATCAAAAGACAAGATAAAAGCACTCGGCTTTAAATTCTCACGAAATAAAACCTCATGGTACTGGTATCACGGGGAATACAAGAAGCGAGGCAAGAAACAGTACAGCCTCAATGAAATAGCGGACATGCACGGCAAAGTAAACGTCAATAAAAAACTAAAAATAACAGCAGGAGGCAATTAAAATGATTAAACAATACGAAGAAAATATAGTCCGAGTCGATAAACTTTATAATAAGAAAAATAATAATTTTGATGCGTTTAAAAACGTGATAGAACTAACAAAGTCAGAATATTATCAAAAAATAAACGTGTTGAAAGATGAAGAACGAGATAAAATAAGCGTACTACGAAAAAAGAACGATAGAATACAAGAAAATATCAAAAAAGATATTGATACTCTAAACCCACATATTGATATTGTAGAGCGTATTTTCAAGTTTATTGAGATTATGAGATACGAAGCACAGACCCCAACGAACATACTTTTTGATGTAGAAATGCGAAAATCTTATAAGGGGTATTCTCATAAAATTTTAGAGACGTTTAGCAATGATTATATATCCTGGAAGGTTGTTATTACAGAAAATGACAAGCCAGTTAATAAATATAGCTTAAGCCTCATAGGTAAGCATATTTTTAATGACCTAGTACCATTAAACCGAAGTTATATAACCAACCTTAGTACATGTTGGTTAAATATTGAGCGATGGTATGTGGATAAACCAATAATGGCAGAACTTGAGCTATGGTACCGTAAAAATAAGGCTACCAAGATACAGGATGATTTAAACATTTACCAAATGATAGAATCTGAGTATAAAAACGCTATAAAAAACCATATCACCGATGATTGGTTAATTGCTTTTTATGAATGGAAACTAAGATACTTTATAAACCATAATAACGGCTTTCCATTGGAATCTAAAAACTATTATTATGATGCGTATATAAAAATTAGCAATGAGCTGGAACAATTAAAAAATAAAGTATTTCAAATGGAGGTGAATTAAAATGAAAAAAGAAACAAACCCAATAACAAAACGGGCAAGAAGTGTTGTTGATGAACATGGACACGACCCGATAGAAGTACTCAAAATAGCCTTACACGAAGAAAACCCACTATTGTTATTATTGATACTGGGTGAAACTGAAAGATCAAAAGAGATTAGGAAAGTGATACGTGAAACTGTAGCGAATAAAATAAGAGCAACCATGTATAATAAAATAGTCAAAGAATGTGAAAGGATAAAGATATGACAAATTTGATAGACTCGATACTGGAAGAAAATGGTTTAAAGGCGTCCGAACCGATTAGAGACTACGACGAGAACGGAAACGAAACGCACTACAAAAATTCAAACGGGCTTGAATGGTGGGCAGAATACGACGAAAACGGAAACGAAACGTACTACAAAAATTCAGAAGGGCGTGAATGGTGG